TACTGATGTTAATGATATTATAAATACTCTTGAACATTCCGGTTATGAAGGTATGGGTAATGAAATATTATATAATGGATTTAATGGAGATCAATTAAAAACATCAATTTATATTGGTCCTACTTATTATCAACGTTTAAAACATATGTCAGCTGATAAAATTCATAGTAGAAGTAGTGGTCCTATTGTATCAATGACAAGACAACCTGCCGAAGGGAGATTATCTCACGGAGGATTAAGATTTGGAGAAATGGAACGCGATTGTATGATTGCCCATGGAGCTTCCTATTTCTTAAAAGAAAGATTAATGGATGTTTCTGATAAATATAGTGTTATTATTTGTAATGAATGTAATATGATATGTACTGGTAATCATAAAGATACTATTTATGAATGTAAAAAATGTAATAATTATGGTGATTTCACTAAAATATATATTCCTTATGCTTGTAAATTATTCTTACAAGAATTAATGGCTATGAGCATCGGACCACGATTTATTACTAATTAAAAATTTGATATATTATATTATGATAAAATATAAAGATAAAAATATGAATGATAATAAAAATAAAGAAAAATGTTACCATTGTAATAAGAAATTAAAAATGATAAATTTTACTTGTCGTTGTAATCATAAATTTTGTATAATTCATCAAAATCCTCATAGTCATAATTGTTCATTTAATAATAAAAAAATATGTCAGGAAAAATTAAAAATTAATAATCCTCAAACGATTCATCAAAAAGTCGTAAAAATTTAATAACTTTTAATAATCAAATTTAAATTTTCGTTTCAATCTTAATGCATTTATAAAATCACTATAAGTAGGATTTTTTTTATTTTCTAATTCTTCTAATAGAGTTAAATTAGTCTCTAATTCTATTAGTTCATTTATTTTTAATCTTAGTTCTATCTCTTTATAAGATTGTAATATATCATAATCTTTTTGATATCTCTTTCCTACATAATTATAACTATCACTATCGTGATTCTTCTTCAGATACAAAGACATTTTTATTTATCCTAATTATTTAAAAGAAATGTTATAAATCAAATTTAATATGAATAATTTTAATAATAAATCATTGGAAGAATCGATCCAATCATTGCCTAAAGAATTACAAAAACGTATCTATATTTTTTATTATAAACTTTTTTGGAGAGATTATGTTCCACTAACTGCTAAACCACCTTCTTGGTTAAAATATGCTAATTATATTCAAAATAAATTATGGGAAGCACAAAAAGATAATATTCATTTTTTACATCTACCATTTAATACACTACCTGAAAATAAAAAATGGATTATGGGATGTCAATGCGATTTCTGTAAAAATGATACTATTATTCCTGAAACAGAAAAACATATTCATTATCTTATACAATATAGAAATTCATATTATTTTCCAGAAAAATTTATATCTAAATCAGAAACAAGTGATCATAATGAATATTTAGTATTTAAATTATTAAACGATGAATATTTCTTATTAAGAAAAGTATTTGATCCTTTATGTGGTTCTTACAAAGAAAATTATACTAGTAAACGTTTAAGAGAAGGGGGTAAATTTGATTTTAGTTATCCTGTATAATTTAAATATAAAAACAAAATCAGTATGAATAAATTAACTCTGTTGTCGAGAGAACAAGAAAATAAAAAAGTATTCTTCCAACTAGGAAAAAAATTTAATTTACCATTAGATATTTTAATATATCTTTATAACTCTCTTATAAAAAGTATATATTATGATAGATCATTACAAATAAATTTTAATATAAATATTCTTTCATCTCGTCTATGCGAACCATTATCATTATGTATAGATATTGATGATAAATTTGTTAATATTAAAAATCCATTTCAGTATAGAATACCTATCGGTAGAGGAAATGAATGGTTAATTTATTCTCAAAAAAGAAAAAGGGATTATCTTATTAATCAAGGTTTATATAATGAATTATCACCTATGGATATTATTTTACAACAAATTAAAATATATGGTGAATTAAATTTCATTAAAAAATATACTATTACTAATGGTAATGAGACACTTAAAATTATGCAAGGTATGGAAAGAATAAGATTTATAAACACTCAATCATTTGATTTATTTAATGAATATATATCTTATTTAGATTTATATAATTATAATATTGTCGCTTATTATGATGATTATGAACAAGTCTGGGTTGATGATATAGAATAAATTAAGATCATTAAATTATCGGTTTAAATTTTTTATCGTTAATTGTTCATAAATTTGATTTAATGATAATTAATGTTTGACCACTTTTACTCTCTCTGCTGGTGAATAACTAGCTAATTCGCTCTCTCAAGCGCGCAAAGGTTTATTTCGCACCTGTTCGCCGCTCGTCATGACCACCTACTATGATCATCTACCCACGGAACAGGAGATCGACGCACACCTCTCGCAAGCTAAGGTGAACGGAACACAAGAAGGCAACAATAACGCGACGCGACGCCTAAACGTCTACAACCTCAACAACTACGACGACTTCTGGAGCACACCCATCAAAGGCGCCAAGCTCAACAAGACAACATTCCTCACCGAAACAGTAGTGATGGGTGTAGATGGCACCGAGAAAAGCTCTGTCAAGGCAGACTTCACGCCGCGGGGTAAGCGATCGTTCGATTACATCGCGAAGATTCTTGAAGAAATGGATGCCAAAAGAAAACCATTGATGTGCTTGTTCGGTCTTACCGACCGATACATCATCAACGCCATCGACATCATCCTCACCGACATCATCGAGACACTCGACTCGGGTAAGAGATTTTCCATTCCACACGCTTCAAGTATCAAGATCCCAACGCAATGGAATATTCGGATCACCTTGTTCCAAGTTCAGTATAGATACTTCATGGGTCTCGAACAAGACCCACTTCCCGAAAAAGAGATAGTTTCATCTCTATCGGAGAAAGAAGAATCGGAGTTCAAAGATCTCGAAGACAGACTACAAGAAACCAGACAAAAAACAGCTTGCTTCAACCCTCACATTCTCCCTCACACAGATGGTCGCGCGAAAAACCCTCTCTGTGTAAACAGGGAGAAATCGATCTGAATGATCGACTGAACCGATTGATCGCAAAAAACTAAGAAAAACAAAATAAAAATCCAGAAAAACTAAATAAAAATCCAGAAAAACAAAATAAAATTTTTTATCTTATTATAACCGATAAATTTTTCTTAATTGTTCATAAATTTGATTTAATGAAACTTAAACATAAATTGAGAAAAAGCGCCTGGGTAAGGAATGATCCGCCGTCGAACACGAGTGAGTTGTGTTACGGTAAATGAGAAAGGATTTTAAACCAGATTCCACCCAGGTGGGCGCTGAATTGGGGGTAGCATCCCGGTGTGGGACAGTTAGCTTAGTCCTTAAGTGAGTGATTAGTACCAGAAATTTGTTCCGATGTTCTGTGTGTCAGATTGCGAATGAACAAAACTCACACCTCTTTGATTAAACCGGAGAATGAACTCAGGAGCTAAGGTCTATACGGCATAGAACTGAATTGCAGGCGTTTCATTGAGGATACACCAATTTTTTTTATTTAAAAATATTTTATGTATTTTTTATCAGAATATGAATATTTCAACTGATATAAAATTAGACTTTAATGATGTATTAATTCAACCTAAAAAGACTTATCTTAAATCTAGATCTGATGTAAATCTCATTAGAGAATTTAAATTTCCTAACACTGATCAAATATGGAAAGGTATTCCTATTATAGCTTCTAATATGGATACTATCGGAACACTATCAATGTATCATTCATTAAAAAAATTTAAGATATTAACTTGTTTTCATAAATTTTTAAATGAATACCCTGAAAATGATAGAAATTTATATATTATTTCAATTGGTATACATGAAAATGATTATATTAAAATAAAAAATATATATGAAAAAACACCTGAAAAATGTAATATTATCTGTATAGATGTAGCTAATGGTTATATGATTGATTTAATCGTTTTTTGTCAAAGAGTTAGAGAATTAATTCCTAGTGCTATTATTATTGCTGGAAATGTTGTTACGAGTGAAGCAACTATAGATCTTATTTTAAATGGTAAAGTTGATATCGTAAAAGTAGGTATCGGTAGCGGGTCTGTATGTACTACTAGAACACAAACGGGAATAGGTATGCCTCAACTTTCGGCTGTTATTGAGTGTAGTAAAGCAGCTCATAGCGTGGGTGGTTATATTATTTCTGATGGTGGTATTACTAATCCTGGAGATGCTAGTAAATCTTTTGGTGCTGGTTCCGATTTTGTTATGTTAGGATCAATTTTATCCGGTCATGATGAATGTGAAGGAAAAATTATTACTGAAAATAATATAAAATATAAAATATTTTATGGAATGAGTTCTACATATGCAATGGATAAATATTATAATGGAGTGAATAATTATCGTTCTGGAGAAGGTAAATTAGTCAGAGTAAAATATAAAGGTAAAGTAGATAATACTATTAAAGATCTATTAGGAGGTATTCGTTCAACACTCACATATACTAATAGTCAAAATATTTCTGATTTACCTAATAATACTTATTTTTATAGAGTTAATAATATATTAAATCATATCTACAACTAATTTTATATCAATTATTCCTATAATAAAATCATCTATTATTAATTCCCATAATGGAGGATTATTATTCTTTAATAGAAAGGTTTTTTCTCTGTATATTAGTTTTCTATTTATATTTGATTTATCTTTACTATTCATTATAAATTCATCAAAAGTTAAACTATTTATTGGTGAATCATATAACATCGGATAAATATTTTCTTGAATATTAATAGAAATAAATTTTTTTATATCATTATAAATAGATTCATATATATTCGGTTTCGGTTTAATCATATAATTACCTAAATTACAATGATATCTTAATTGATCTTCTCTATATTGTTGATTTTCTATAAAATCTTTCATATCGCTTATTGGGGTTTCATTCTTTATAAACATTGTATCATATAAATTTATAATCGTATATAATAATAATATTATCTTAAACATCTTAGTTATGAATGCTTATCTTTACTATTTTATCAAATTTTATTGTTAAATATATTTATAATGGATATAGAAACAAATAATCATAAAGATGATGAAACGGATGAAGAAACTGATGAAGAAGATACATATATTGATGCGAAAGATAATAATGATATCATTATCAAAGAAATGAGAGAAAATATCAGTAAAAATTCATTACATATCGCAGATTTACTTAATAGTAAAGATAATGATAAAAATATTAAAAGTAATCATAGTGATGATAGTAATCCTTTAACACCTAGAAGAGTTCAGTATATTTATGCTAATGTTTTTGATGATTCATTAGATGATTCAAATGAATGGTCTGATATTAAAAGATATAGATTTCAAAAATGTCTTTGGAAACTAAAATATAATCGTGTTGTCTGTTCTTTTTATCTAAATAATCTTAAAAATTCTGAACATAAATGGTCTTGGATGATTATTGTTATTTCTACCATGACATCAGGGTTAACTGTTGCTAATAATGTTGATGCTAGTAATGCTCCATTTAATAATTATAAAACTTATGTAAATATCTTATTAACTGTTTCATCCATGAGTACTAGTTTAATAGCTGCCTGGATAAAAAAACAAATGTTTATTGAAAAAATTAATGAAATTGATAAATATCTTACTGAATTAAATTCTCTTTGTGAAGATTTAGAAATACAATTATCTTTACTGAATACTGACAGATTAAAATATGATAAATTTAAAGAATTATATATCCCTAAAATGACTCAGTATCTTACTACAAATCCTATTATCCCACCCTTAGAATGGAAACGATGTATTAGAGAAATTACATTAGATTATCCTGAACTCTTAAATATGGATGATAGTGAAGATAATAAATTATGGCCTTGGTATGGAGATTTAATTTCTGATCCTAAAAATGATGATAAAGATGCCCCTCATGTAAGATATCCAACAACATTTTATAAAAAATTTAAAAAAACAAATCGGGATAAATATTTATCAACCTGTTGTGGAAAACAAAAAATGAAAATAGTTTATGATTGTGAAAATAATAATCCTTAGAAATTCTTAATAAATCTTACCAATACATTCTTCTAAATTATATTCTTCTTTTTGAGGAATCCTAAAGTTCTTCTTTTTATATTTCATATATTTACCATAAGGTCCTAAACATATCTCTACTATAGACCCTTTATGTTTTCCTAAACATAATGGATATTTTATTGTATCTAAGACTAACTCTAATCTTATATTATCATACTCAATATTTTTATCCTTTAATAGATATTGTAAGGTATGATTCTTTTCTTTATAAGATACATATGAACCATATCTACCATTTTTTAATATGACAGGTATATCTTTGTATTCACCTAATATCCTTTCCTGATTCGAATTTTTATCAGAACTCTTACTTTTTGTTGATTTTAATGATTTCTGAACAGTTAGAATATCCTTAAATGAATCATATACATTACCTACTACAGTCTGCCATTCTATTTCACCTGAGGCTACCTTATCTAAATCTCGTTCAACCAAGGATGTAAATTCAATATTAATAATCATACTAAAATTATTCATTAAATATTCTAATACTTGTTTACCTAAATCTGTTAAAAGTATTCTAAATTTTTGATCAGGGAGTTTTTTATGAATACTTTTCTCTAGTATCTCATTTTTACTATTTAATGTATATGTTTTTACTTCTTTTGATAATCCTTTGATATTTTTTACTTCTGTATAGTTTCTATTATATAATGTACTAATCAATGAAGCATATGTACTAGGTCTTCCTATTCCCGAAGTCTCTAACTTTTTCACAATTGAGGATTCATTTAAATATCCTGGTGGATTACTAAACACTTGTTCACAATTACAAGTTTTTAAATGATAAATCTTATCCGGAATATCTTTTAACTCTTTTTTAATATCTAATTTATCATCGCTATATCTTAAATATCCATCAAATAATAATGATTTAATATTACCTTGAAAATATCCTTTATCTGATAAAATATCATTATTTAAGATAATAATATGATTATCATATAGAGCATATTTCATATGAGAAATAATTGTATATTTCTTAATTAAATCATATAATTTATGATCATCTTCACTATAATTATCATTTAAACGATATTCTAAATTAGTTATGCGAATACATTCATGTGCTTCTTGTGCCCCTTTCACCTTCTTATTACTATTTTTTGGTAAATAATATTCTTTACCATAAGTATCTTTGATATGATTACATAATATTGCCTGAAAATCACTAGAGATATTGGTAGAGTCGGTTCTCATATAGGTAATTTTGCCATTTTCATATAATTTTTGAGCGATATTCATTGTCTTTTTAACTGTAAATTTTAATTCACTTTGAGCGCATCTTTGTAGAGAAGATGTAATTAATGGATAAGGTGAATATTTCTTTTCTTCTTTATGCTCTTGTTTTACTATTTTATATTCTTTATCATTTTTAAGAATATTTAAAATATCATTTGGTAGAATATTACAATCTTTTAAGATTAAATCGCATTTTAATGAATCGGTAAAATTTCCTAAATATTTATATTCTGATACAGAAGTATGATTAAGGATATTATCTTCATGTTGTTTTAAAATAAGTAATAATGTGCTTTGAACTCTACCGGCAGATAATCCTAATTGATCAGTTTGAATATGTTTCCAAAGAAGCGGTGAAAGACTATAACCGACTAATCTATCAAGTATTCGTCTTCCTTGTTGAGCATTTACTGAATTCATATTTAACTGATGAACATTTTCTATTGATTCATGAATTGCTCGTTTAGATATTTCATGAAAGATAATTCTATTTTTTTCTTTAAAATCTACATTCATCGTTTTACCGCAATGCCACGCGATCGCATCACCTTCTCGGTCATCGTCTGCAGCCAGTAAAACACGATAACCTTTATTATAATTCCGTAAAGACGAGACAATTTTACTTTTCCCTGACATAGTTTTATAAGTCGGTTTAAAATTGTTTTCGATATCGATAGAAATCTTATCCTTAGGTAAATCAATGATGTGTCCGAAAGACGATGTGACGATTGTACCATCTTTAAAGAAACTACTTATCTTCCTTGCTTTTGCAGGCGATTCAACTACAATAACAGTTTTCATTTTAAATATTTATAATGATATAAAATTATTTAAATCAAATTTGTAATTATTAATTATGTATAGATCACAAGAAATATTACAAATCTTTTATAAGAAAAATTTATCAAAAGATATCATTCAATATATCATTTACCTAGAAAGAAGAATAACTTTTCAAGAATGCATATTTCAAATGATTTATAATGCTTATCTGTTTCATTCTGAAAAATCTAAAAGATTCTTTTATTTACAAAATAAACAATATTTTCTCAATGAAATTAAAGAAATAGATGGAAATACTGATTACCTAAAAAAATATTGTAAAAAACTTTATCATATTAATAAAGAAAGTAAAATATCTGCTCTTTATATTAATAGTCTTCGCTTTTGAGATTTCATATCTAAATAAACAATGCTACTCACATATATACCATTTATACTACTATATTTTAATATTTTCTGATAAATATATTTCATATTATAATTTTAGTATTGAAATATATTTCATAATTTAAAGTTATTATTATTAATATATAATATATGGATAATACAATTATACCTTATGCCGAAGAGAGCGATATTTCATCTGAAGAATTAGATGATAGTTCTGATGATGATATTTATTCACATCAATTATCAAATAATATAGGAATTCATTTTAATAAATTTAATACTCACGGAAATTTTATGAATATGGAAAATACAAAAGATTATGAATCTGTTAGAAATAAATATTTTACACCTGAATTAAAACGTATTAGATTACTTGTTGATAGTAAAAATGTTGATCATACATTAGATCATAGCACAAGCAATTATACTATGCATTTTGAAGGTAAAGATGTGAGTAATGCTACCGGTGGTTATGGGAATTTTGATAATGTTATCGGATTCAGATTAATCAAAGCAATGATTCCAAATTCTATCTATACCGTAAATGATAATAATAGAAATATAATTGTAAAATTATCAACTGGTTCAGATGTTTCTATCAATTTAACAAGTAGCAGTTATACTTTTCAAGAATTAGGTGATCATTTAATATCTACTCTAAATGCTCATGGTAGTCTTCCAGGATTTAGTATAGTTAAAGATACAAAAACATATAAATATACTATCAGTAATTCTTCAGCATTTCTTATCAAATGGAATTCTAGTATTGGTTCAGCCTATCGTTTGTTTGGTTTTTTTAATATTGATGGTACTAGTTATAATACATCTTATACATCGAATAATGTTGTTCAGCAAAATATACACTTCGTGGATTTAGTAATACCTGAAATTCCATATATTGCTTGTAAAAGAAATAGTAATGGTAAAAATATTATTGATAGAATACCTCTTGATGAAAGTAGTGGTAGTTTAGTTTATTATTCTAGTGATATTAATCTTGATAATTTCTTTTATCCGATTAATATTGATAAACTTACAATTCAACTATATGAAGATACAAGTAATAGTCTTTATGATTGTCAAAATAATGATAATTCATTTGAATTTGAAATAACCATCCTTAATAAGAATGTTTAACCTGTATTTAATAATTCATCTATTTGTTTTATCATTAATCCTACTGGTAATAATTCATCTGTTTTCCAAGATATACGAGTATTTATTATTTCTATTAAATTTCTTATATTTTTTAATAAATCAATTGATATTTCTATTGTTTTATTATCATTAATAATATCTATTTCTTTTTGATTTAATATATTTTTTAATATATTTAAACTATCTCCGTGTATTTTAATATCTAATGAATGTTCTAAAAATTTATCTTTATTTATTGTATTACCTTCCCAACATACACATATCATAGATCTAAATATATTACTAATATCACATCTATTGGGATCACCAAAAATAGTTTTACCTTCACCTTTACTTGAACTTTCATATTTATATTTTTTCCAATGATCTCTTTTCATACACATTGTTGCCTCGTGATATAATTTATAATCTCTTACACATCTTATAAAACTTGTTTTATATTCTTTTTCGGGATACACGAATAACATATCTAAACATCCGGTTATATCTTTATCATTATTCAGTAAAATATCTATACTACTATTTATATATTCGGGTAAATAAATATCATCATCATCCATATTAATTAAATAATCATGACTACTACTGCCACATAATATATTTCTCTTTTTACCTATCGTTAAACTCTTATTCATATATATATATTTTATCTTAATCCCTAAAATTTTTTCTAAATATTCAGGTTGTTTATCAAATAAATTTTCATAATTCTCTAAATTTTTATCATTACTCTCTAAAATATTCCATTCAATCTTTTCTTTGGGATATCTAAAATGCTGAATATTATATATCATTAATGGTAAAAATTTCTTACGATTAAATGTAGGCGTTAATAATGAAATATAAGGTAAACGACTATCATGAACAGGTATTTTAAATATTTCATCACATAAATTTCTTTCTTCTTTAAAATTATCACTATAACCATTTTTTTGTGATACAAAATGAGGATTTAATAAATACCATTTACCTGCTTTCTGTAATTTTACTAGATATTCATCTATATTATAAGAATTATTATCAGGATTCTTTATTTTTAAATTCATACCTTCATAATAATTCTGTAATAAAATATCATAATAATGTTTTTTTACTATATAAGCGTGAGAACAACACGCTTTTCTTATATGTATCAAGTCATCTGTTATAAATTCATAATTATTATCTTTAATCCAAGCACCCAAATATAAAACATCATAATCAGTATTAATATATTTATTTATCATTTCTCTACATTTGTTTATATTTCTGAATATTATATCATCTTCAAAAATACATATAAAAGGATAGTCTCTTTCTTTAGCTATTTCTATACATTTTATATGCGATTTTACACAACCAACTAATCCTATTTCATGTTTTATCGCTTCAAATCTATTTGGTTTACTTATACCGAATCGTTTTAATTCATTTATAGTATGCTTATTCTTTTCAGTTCTTTCACTTAAATTAATATAAAAATGATATTTATTAATGAGATCCATAATGGAAAATAATATATTATAAAATCTTTAAATAAACTTACTTATTTATTTAAAATGACCCGTTATAAAATATTTATAATATGAAATAATAATTTAATATTCTTAAAATTTAGTTTTTTAACAAAGTATAAGTCTTGCGACCTACAAGGTGCTCCGCTTACCAAAGGTAATCTGTGATTTAATATACAGAAACATTATTACCACCATCATAAATTCTCATTATAATAGGTGCGTTTCCGTCTATTGCTCCACTACTCCCCCCGATTATAAAAATTGAAG